AGGAAGCCGAAGGTTTTAAGGATGAAACCGAAGCGTTGCGTGACCAAACAGCAACCTACCTTGCAACCGTACAATCTGATGCTACAGACGCTGACAATCACAGAATTGCAGCGGCACTGAGTGAAACAAATGCAGCGGCCTCTGAGACAGCGGCAGCAACGTCCGAGACTAACGCAGCAACCTCAGAAACCAACGCCGCTACATCAGAAACAAACGCGGCGGGTTCAGCGGCTGCGGCTCTTGCAAGCGAAAATGCAGCGGCAACCAGCGAAACCAACGCTGCGACCTCTGAAACCAATGCAGCGTCTAGTGCAGCGGCAGCGGCAGGGTCTGAAGCGGGTGTAGCTGCGGATGCTGCGACAGCTACTGCAAAGGCAGCGGCTGCGGCAACCTCAGAAACAAACGCTGCTAACAGCGCAACAAGTTCTGCAAACTCCGCAAGCGCATCACAAACATCAGCGACAGCTTCAGCGTCCTCTGCGACCAACGCAGCTACGAGTGCTACCAACGCGGCTGCTAGTGAAGCGGCAGCGGCTACTAGCGAGGGAAGTGCATCTACATACGCTACCAACGCTCAAAACAGCGCAACTGCGGCGGCTACAAGCGAAACTAATGCGGCAGCTTCTGCAACCAACGCAGCTACGAGCGAAACCAACGCTGCAACAAGTGAAACTAACGCAGCTAACTCAGCTACAGCGGCGGCAACCTCAGAGGCTAACGCAGCGGCATCTTATGATGACTTCGATGATCGTTATTTAGGTGCAAAAGCGAGTGACCCAACATTAGACAACGACGGTGATGCTTTGATCACTGGTGCGTTATACTTCAATACTACCGATGATGTAATGAAGGTGTATGAGGGAACCAGTTGGGTTGCAGCATATGCGTCTTTGTCGGGTGCTTTACTAGCAGCAAACAATTTGAGCGATGTACTATCTGTTAATGCAGCAAGACAAAATATTGGGTTGGAGATCGGGGTAGATGTACAGGCTTATAATGCCAACTTAGCTGCGATCGACCAAAATTTATCAAGCACCAGTGCGCCATCATTCGCATCAGCCAGTTTCACCGGAACAAGTGCAATAAAACTACCTTCTGGAACAACTGCACAACAACCAACGACCCCTTCTCTTGGTATGTTCAGATATAACGCAACAGAAGACGCTTTTGAGGGATACACCTCAGAGGGTTGGGGAGAAATTGGCGGTGCCGCCGAATTAATCGATTGTGGAACAGCGTCTTCGCAATCAGGAACATTATTCGATTTAGGGAGTGCTTCAAGTGCCTAAGATTCAATTTAGACGAGACACTGCCGCGCAGTGGACTACTCACAACCCCACACTGCTCAATGGCGAAATAGGCATTGAAAGTGATACCCATCGTTTCAAACTTGGTGATGGTACGACAGCATGGTCTAGCTTGCTGTATTCTTCTCGTTCACTTGCAGACGATCCATTGGCTTACGTCGAGGGACTGAATGTTACGAGCATTAATTATAATGCAGACGGAACCATTTCGGCAGTGAATTATAACGGTGGGAATGTTGCCAACTACAACTACACCACAGGCAACTTAACGTCCGTTGTTTATACGGACACAGATGGAACAACAACAGTTGTAACTTTGACCTACGGCTATGACGGCAATGGTCGATTGAACACAATCACAAAGACTGTTGCATAAGGAGATAACAAATGAGTGTTGAATTAGCATTTATTAACCAGCTACTTACAAAGCCCAACAGTGCTGAAAAGGTTACACTGGTTGCAGATGGTGCCATTGCAAAGGGTGCCGAAATTACAATTAACAACGATGGTAAGGCTGAAAGTAGTGCGTATAATTTTACGCCAGATAATACCATCACTTCAAACTTTATGGATTATCCGTTTAACGATGTTCCTTCCACAAGTCCATTTGGCATCAGCGGTTCGCCATATGCAAATTGGCAAAATCTTGGCAATGGAAAATTCATATTTTTGACCTCGCAAAGGGATAGCAGTAATTATTATTACATCTCCTTGCACACTGTAAGTTTTAATAGCGCCACAAATATAATGACGCCTGTATCAAATCTTGTTATTCGTACAGCTAACTTAGCAAACTACGGGTTTACTGATTATAACTTTCAGGTTGCTCCTGAACTTGATTATGTAATGGTTGCGGTGTCTGGTAGACACTCTATGACTAGTGGTACAAATTATCAAAAAGAGTTCTACCGAGTTAGTTATAACTCTAGCACTGGCGCACTTAGCTCACCAACACAAGTTTATAATACATCTGGTTCAAGTAGTACTTACGCGTATGCAAAAATGCATAACAACTCTTATTACTCAACTGGAAGCGGACTAAATCAAAGAAAGTTTTATTACTATTCGTATTACAGTACCAGCTATCAATCGCTTGGTTATGTAAACTTAGATGGCTCAAATAGCGTTATGTCTCAGAACAGTGGTATGCCATCAAACTGGTTTCGCGTGGATATAGCCCCTGTTAGTGTTGGTAATTGGTTGATTTATTACCCCCACAGTAATGGATGGAATTATCATTATTATCCGCAATGGAATAACGCATCTGGGTTTGGAACAATATCCGTAAGTGCAACTGGTGATGATGTTCCCCCTGATAGTGGAAAACTTTTATATAAGGATGATGAGCCAGATAGTAACGGCATTCTTCGAATGGTATTTTGGGCAGGTGGTGCTGCCGTAACTACTTATCAAATTTCTGTTGATGGAACGAGCGCAACTCCACCAACTTTATCAGGTAAACACACTACTCTAATCACTGATACGCGTTTAATGACTTCTGATACAACCCCAGCAGGTCCTGCGTTATATGGAAATAGATGGGCTTCATCAGGTGACGATAAATATGGTTTCTTGTGGGAGTATAGATTACCCAGCACATCAAACGATAGCAATGTCAATAACTATCAAGCACAAATGATTAAGTTAGAATATAATTCTGCAAATGGTGGGTACTATACGCCTACATTCCAAGGATATGTAGATGTTCGAAGCCCAAATACTACCGATAATATGGCACCACATGCGGTTGTAGATAGTAACGGCGTATTCGCTCTAACGCTATCTAGTAACTGGAGTACAACAGATAATATTGCTGACTACAAATTTGGTTCATTTGAAGTTAGTACAACAGGGCCAAGTTCACCTGCATATGCATATAAAATAAAAGCTGTTGCACTAGAAGCCGCAAGCGCGGGTGACAGCTTCCAAGCACTAGCATATGCACCTGTAGCTTCGGATTCTACATTAGTAGCGGGTACGGTTTATCCTCGCCACATTGCAACATCTAATGGGCTTTTAATTGAGAAGGCTTAATCTCGAATGGCAGACCATACAGAGAGTTGGCACTTATCCAAAAGTGTACCCATAACTCTCATCTTCGGCCTAATTACCCAAGGTGCTGCGATAGTGTGGACGGTATCAATGATGCTTGGAGACATTGATCGCAACACCACCAACATCAAAGAGATGGAACAACGCGTGAACCGTATTGAAGACATGGTTCATGAGCAAGCTGTCTCTATGGCTCGAATAGATGAGAATATAAAAGCAATACGTGCGGCTGTCGAAAAGATGGCCTCGCGTAACCGAGAGTAATGCTTGCGGAACTCGCAGCTTGCAACGCGGCATTCCAGACCATAAAAACTTTTGTACAGAACGGGAAATCACTAAGTCAGTGCGCCCAGCAAATAGCTACAATCGTTACAAATAAAGAAGTCTTGCAAGATAAGGTCAAAAAGAAACAGACCGGCTTTATGGCTTCATTGAAACCACAAACGGCTAATGATTTAGAGGAGTTCTTGGCACTTGAACAGATCAAGGAACATGAACACAATCTAAAACAACTGATGATATATCAGGGCCGTGCGGGGCTGTGGTCGGATTTTATCGCGTATCAAGCCGAAGCCCGTAAACGCCGAAAGCAAGAAAAGTTAGAAGCAGAGAAAGCCCGTGAAGAGTTAATCGAAGGATTAGCTATTGCTGGGTTCATTATTCTAGGCTTCGCTGGCGCAGCTTTTATACTTTATTTAATATTTATCAGGTAACAAATGTCACATCATATATTCGACATTGCCGAAGACTACCTTGGGGTCAAAGAGTACCCCGCTGCTAAACACAACGACCAAATTGTTAAGTTCTTCGCGGATGCCGGTCACGGCTACGTGCAAGACGATGAAACACCTTGGTGTGCCGCATTCGTCGGCGCAGTATTAGCAGAGTGTGGTGTCAAAGGCAGTGGTAAACTAAACGCTCGTTCTTACCTAGATTGGGGTCAACCAGTAGACATCAACAACGCCCAGAAGGGTGACGTTGTGGTATTCTGGCGTGGTTCTAAAAAAGGGTGGAAAGGACACGTTGCATTCTATTCACATCACGACGATGAGAATATTTACGTTCTAGGGGGCAACCAAGGAAACAAAGTTTCAGTTGCACCATACCCACGTGACCGTTTGCTGGGAGTACGGACCCTAAAACAACCACGTAAAAAGAAAGTACAAAGTAAAACCATGCAAGCCTCTGTTGTACAAGTAGGTACAGCGGCGGGTGCGGGTGTTACAGCTATTGGATCACTTGACGGTACAGCACAGCTTATCGCCATTGGTGGTGCAGTAGTTATCGCCGTAACAGCTTTGATCATTCTTAAAGAACGTATCGTTAAATGGAACGCGGGTGATCGATGATTACCTCGTATCTACAAAAATGGCTGCTAGGGGCGGGTTCGCTCCTAGTTGTCATCTTAGGGGCTTTCTTCAAGGGTGCTTCATCTGCCCGTCAGAAACAAGCACAGAAGCAAGCTGAGAATTACATTAAAACACGGGAGCGCATCGATGAAGCTGCTACCACTAATCGTGACGCTGACGATGCTCGTGAGTGGCTGCGCAATCGCAACAAGTGAACAAGCTATCTGCGATGGCACAGAGAGACTCAGAGACTTCCATACAGAAGCTTTAATAGAGGATGGGGGTAGTCAGTCAGTGATAACTGGTTCCGCACTCCTAGACGCTCTAGACAGAGCCTGTGAGGTATAACATGTCTGCAACTAAAGAATTACTTGGAGAACTACACTCCGCTATCGCCGCTGAACTATTACAGCGCATTAAAACAGGTGAAGCGAGTGCGGCTGAATTATCGACAGCTATTAGATTTCTAAAAGATAACAACATTGAAGCTATCGGTGCTGAGAACGAAGGTTTGACTGAACTAATGAAAGCCTTACCCGATTTTGATAGCGAAGAGTATTACACGAACTAAGAGGCCATTCTTCACCGTTTCTAGGTAACCCAAACTTAGGAGCGAGAATGGACCTCTCTTTTTATCAACTAACAGCAATAAAGACAGCAATCTATCCGACCAGTAACCGAATTTCATACCCAGCGATGGGGCTGGCAGGTGAAGTCGGTGAAGTGATGAATAAAATCAAAAAAGTTTACCGCGATAAGAACGGTGAATTTGATAAAGAAACCAAACAAGATATTGCCTCAGAACTTGGGGATGTCCTGTGGTATCTCGCTGTGCTGTCGCAAGACTTAGGTCAAGCACTTGAAGACATTGCTGAAAACAATTTGAAGAAACTGCGTGAACGTCAAAAACGTGGAACGCTTGGTGGGTCAGGAGACAAACGATGAGTTGGTTCTGGCGATACATCAATTATCTAGCGACTTGGCGTACACACCGAGAAGCAATCAAACAACTTAACCGTCTAACTGACAAAGACCTCAAAGATATTGGGATCAACCGTGCCGACATTGATCGCATGGTTTGGCTTGGTGAAGACAAAGATCAGCGGGGGCGTGGCGTATGAGCAATTACTTCCCTACAGATTACCAAGCGTTCATCCACACATCACGGTATGCCCGTTGGTTAGAAGACGAGCAGCGTCGAGAAAATTGGGGTGAAACTGTTGACCGTTACATGTCACATGTTGTCGGTGAGAAGGTCGATGGATACACAAAGACAGAGATCGAAGAGGCTATCCTCAATCTAGAGGTAATGCCGAGTATGAGAGCGTTGATGACCGCTGGACCTGCTTTGGATCGTGATAACACTGCCGGTTATAACTGTTCGTATCTACCCGTGGATGACCCCAAGGCTTTTGACGAAGCTATGTTCATTCTACTGTGTGGTACTGGTGTTGGGTTCTCTGTTGAACGTCAATACATTAACAAACTACCAGAAGTACCTGAATTAATGTTTGAAAGCGATACAACGATTATCGTGAAGGACAGCAAAGAGGGTTGGGCTAAAGCACTACGACAACTGATTGCATTGTTGTACTCAGGTGAAATTCCGAAGTGGGATGTGTCAAAGGTACGCCCAGCGGGTGCCAAGCTTAAAACGTTTGGTGGTCGTGCGTCCGGTCCAGCACCGTTGGTAGACCTATTCAACTTCGTTGTGAACGTCTTCAAGAACGCCAAGGGCCGCAAGCTGTCTTCAATCGAATGTCATGATGTCATGTGCTTCATTGGGCAGATTGTTGTTGTAGGCGGTGTACGGCGATCAGCCATGATCTCTCTATCTAACTTATCTGATGATCGTATGCGCCATGCGAAGTCAGGCGAGTGGTGGAAAAACAACCCACAACGTGCCTTGGCTAACAACTCAGTGTCATACACCGAGAAACCAGACAGCCTGTCTTTCATGCGTGAATGGATGGCGTTGGTCGAGAGTGGTTCAGGTGAACGTGGTATCTTCAACCGTGAAGCTTCTAAGAAACAAGCAGAGAAGAATGGAAGACGCGATGCATCCTATGATTTTGGAACGAACCCGTGTAGCGAAATCATCCTTAGACCGTACCAATTCTGTAATCTTACAGAGTGTGTTGTCCGTGCTACGGATACTATCGACGATCTTGTTCGCAAGGTACGAGTGGCTACAATCCTTGGGACCATCCAATCAACGTACACAAGCTTCCCATACTTGCGAAAAGTGTGGCAGCGAAATACCGAAGAAGAACGCTTGTTGGGTGTGTCACTCACAGGCGTGATGGATAATCCACTGATGAACCTGAAGAACGCTGGCCTAGAGGCAACTCTAAGTCATCTTCGGGAAGTCGCTGTGGAAACCAACAAGGAGTGGGCCGAGAAGTTAGGCATACCCGTAGCCGCCGCTATAACTTGCAACAAACCATCCGGAACTGTCTCACAGTTATGTGACTCAGCCAGTGGGATACATGCTCGTCATAGTCCATATTATATTCGGCGGGTGCGTGGTGACATGAAAGACCCACTAACACAGTTCATGGCTGATCAAGGTATTCCATCTGAACCTGATGTATTCAAACCAGACCAAACAATGGTCTTTAGCTTTCCTGTGAAAGCCCCTGAGAATGCACAAGTAACAGAGGATGTATCAGCTATCGATCAACTTAAAATGTGGTTGGCGTATCAACGCGCATGGTGTGAACATAAACCTAGCGTTACGATCAACGTCAAAAGTGATGAGTGGTTTGAAGTAGGTGCGTTTGTCTATGCTCACTTCGATGAGATGTCAGGCGTATCATTCCTACCGTACAACGAACACACATATCAACAAGCACCCTATGAAGAAATAGGGAAGTCCGATTACGAAGAGTTAGCATCATTGATGCCAACAAGTATCGATTGGGCAAAACTAAAAGAATACGAGGCAGAGGATAACACTGCCGGATCACAGACCCTAGCATGTACTGGTGGCTCCTGTGAAATCGTAGACTTAACATAAGAAATTAGAGGCTCCTCAGTGGGCCTCTTTTTTTCATTAAGGATTATCATGGCTATACCTGATACCCCATTTCACAAAAAAATAAGATCAGACTTTAAGATATTCGTCTACTACGTCCACCAACACTTAGGACTACCTGAACCCACACCTGTACAGCTAAACATAGCAGACTACTTGCAGCATGGACCCAAGCGTTCAATCATACAGGCTTTCCGTGGGGTAGGTAAATCACACCTTACAGCCGGTTACGTTGTCTGGAGATTACTTAAAGACCCTGAAGAAAAAATACTGGTGGTGTCTGCATCTAAAGAACGCGCAGACGCATTTTCCACATTCTGTCAGAGACTTATCTGGGAACTTGAAGGTTTAGAATACCTAAAGCCTAGAACAGAACAACGACAGTCCAAGATTAGTTTTGACGTAGGTCCGGCTACTGCGTCACAGTCACCAAGCGTTAAATCTGTGGGTATCACATCACAGATCACAGGTTCACGTGCTGACCTGATTATTGCCGATGACGTTGAGGTTTTGAACAACTCAGGCACCCAACAGATGCGCGACAAATTAGCTGAGACTATCAAGGAGTTCGACGCTGTCCTTAAACCTTTACCTTCATCTCGCGTGGTCTTCTTGGGTACACCTCAGACAGAGGATAGTCTGTACTCCAAGCTTCCAGAACGCGGATACGAGTGCCAGATATGGCCCGCACGTATGCCCGCAAAAGAAGAGATGGAAAAGTATGGCGACAGCCTAGCTAAGTTCATTACTGACCTTAATCTTAAACCCAGCGCACCTACAGACCCCCTACGGTTTGACGAGAGTGATCTACTGGAACGTGAGGCATCCTACGGTAAAGCAGGGTTTGCGATGCAGTTTATGCTATCGACCCAGCTATCAGATATGGAACGCTTCCCGCTCAAAGTACGTGATCTGATCGTTATGTCCGTAGACAATGAACAGGGACCGCTGAGATTAACTTGGGGTCCACTAGAGGACCGTGCGTTAAACGACTTACCCAACGCAGCTATGCGTGGTGACCGCATGTATCCCCCTATGAACGTAGGGGATGTCTTTGCAGACTTCTCAGGTACTGTTATGTCTATTGACCCTAGTGGTAGGGGTGCCGACGAAACAGGTTACGCTGTCGTTAAAATGCTAAACGGTTATCTATTCGTGGTAGCCTGTGGCGGTCTATCTGGCGGCTACGACGATACCACGTTGACTGAACTCAGTCATATCGCAAAAAAATACAAGGTGAACCATGTGGTGGTCGAGAGCAACTTCGGTGATGGTATGTTCCTCAAATTGCTACAACCTGTACTTGGTAAGATACACCCCGTGTTGATCGAAGAGGTACGACACAGTAAGCAGAAGGAACGGCGTATTATTGATACGTTAGAACCTGTTATGATGCGACATAAACTTGTGTTCGACCCAAGGGTAATTGAGGAAGACTACAGGACCGCTCAGAAGTACGAACAGGCTGTCAGGTTCCACAAGATGCTCATTTATCAATTAACACGTATTACAGCCGAGAAGGGATCGTTGAGACACGATGACCGACTAGATGCACTTAGCATGGCAGTAGGGTACTACGTGGAGCAAATGAACAGGGACGAAGCCGCCGGCGAAAAAGCCCACAAAGAAGACTTATTAGATCAGGAACTAGAGAGGTTCATGGATAACGCTAGGAATCCTAACAAAGTTAAGAAACCTATGATCTCAGATGAACCTGTCCTCTTCACAGCCTTCAGGTGACTCTCAGAGACTCTGTAAGGCACCCTAGAGTAACGGAAGGGGGTTTTGGCTACCCATACCCCCTAACGTAACTATTCCTCACTCAGTGAGTCTATTCTGGCGTGTAGCTTATCGATCTCTTCCATAAGACCTTGAACAGCCGCCGACATGATCTGTACGGTAAACAATCCGTTGTCACCGAAGTCCTCATAGACCTGTTGTTCCATTGTCATCAACTCACGGTCCTCTGGGGTAGGGATGTCTAACTCTATGACATTATCAGAGTTCGCCGCCGCTCGTTCATTCGCACGATTACGTTCCTCATCTGTCATAGGCTTAATACCTGAGAACTGATTAGCCCGATCAACAAACCATTCATTAGGTAGCGGTTTGCGACCTTCGGGTAACTTATCATCTTCATCCATAGTTTTTCCTTAATGCTTTCCATGAGACAGGGAATAGTTTCTCCATGTGTTCATCGATCTGCATGGCTACCTCGCGGGATTCCTGTTGGGTATCCTGAGTGCAACGTAAGGCACACATGTCTGCAAAGGCATCCAGTGATCCAGACCACCACCATTGGGTCATCATGGATTGCGGGAGAACCATACGGGCTTGCTCTGGGGCTACCCCTAATTTGAGAAGCATTGTGTACGCCTCTTTCGCCGCCCACGAAGCCCTACCCATATTCACAGACCCCTTGACATCTACAACACCGGATGAGCCTTGTTTCTTGTCTTCAGCTTTGCCACGCCATTCACTTGGTTCATAGAACTCAGGTTCTTCATCGACGTATCTACGGGACACCTCGTTCCATCTCAGGAACTTATGTTTCACAAGTTGCCTAGCGACAAACACTGGGGCTTTCACGTGGAAGGACGCGAAGCAATGGCCAAAAGGTGACATGTGCTTATGCTTGGCTAGATAAGTGATAAGCTTGGTGTCCTTATGACTTAGCGAATACTTACCTTTGACTAGATCGATGCACTCAAGGAATGACTCTTTGTTAAAAGACACACGGGCCGCATTGACCACTGTTAGGTCATCCCCCATGTGTCCCATGTAGGTTACCTCAATCATTGTGTCTGCTTCGCTTCGCTGATTGTCTGGACGTAAACCTCTAGTTCCTCATAGCCACCTATAAGATCACCTTGGGGACTGAATATCTGAGGGACTGTCTTTAGCTTGGACATCTTGAATAACTCACGTAGCCACGGGTGGGTGACTATGTCGAAGTATTGGTAGTCAGAATATTTCTCCATGAGGAGTGCCTTGGCCTTCTGACAATAGACACAATTAGGCTGTCCTATGATTACATATGGGTGCATCTAGAGTTCCTATTTTCGGTATATCTAGAAAGGGTGAAAAAGGCGGGGGCGGCGGGTCTTGGAGTTCTTCACCGTATCTAGAGGAAACCCCCCTAAGATATATCTATAGTTTTACCTATAGGTTATCTTATGGTTATCTTAGGGTTACCACGTGGTTATCTTAGAGATTTACGATTGGTTTTATTCAGGAGTAAGCTAAGTGTACGCCGCCGTAGCTTTACCCCAACTTAAAATGACAAAAAAATCTGTTAGGTCTTATATATACGTGACCCCTGCCTGACCCCCCGTGGCCCCCTCAATCCGTCTGCATTCACGAAATGCGCAAGAGGTGGTGGGTGGTGGGTCATAGCACAACGTTGTGACATGATTGGACCGCAAGTGCCTTGTTTTGTTGGGTCGGTGGTCCAACATTCGGTTGAATGGGTGAATCGGATTGAGCGGGTCGAGTGGGTCGCAGTGGTCGCGGCGTTGTTTGTGTCTGTGTTTTTCTTTTCCCGCGTTCACCTCATTTTTTTCTTAAAGGACACCA